ATTGTTTCTGAGCTGTGTAGCCCAATCGTCCCAATTTTCAAATGAATATGGGTCTGGAGTTCCATTGTTGTCAAAAAATCCAATAGCTTTAATACCTGATGCCCAACCCTGCCAGGTTGTTGTTGGACCAGGTATCTCTAATTGATTGGTTGCAAATAATTCGCACATCAATGATGCCCAAGATTCAAACGTATGATGCCGTGGATCATAGATAAGCGGTGGGACATTTGTTTGATTGTTTGAACTAACTGTATAACTCATGAGTAACCCCTCACGTCACCAAAGTCAGCATCGAGGAGCAATCTACCCAATTGATAATCACCACCAGCCACATTAGAGACAAACCTAATACGCATCTCACGGCGCTGTTCTTTTAGGTCAATCTTGGAAGTTGTGCTGTCAAATGTATACGGGCCAGTAATTGAATCTTTACCTTGTGCATAGGCTGGACCTGTGATGTACATATCAATAGTACCTACCAATATGAAGTCGGGTTCCATACGGTCTAATCTAATCCACTTGTTGGTTGCCTGGGGCACCATTTGAGCTGGACCACCAGTAACCATACCTATGTTAGCAGTTTCAAATGAACTTGGAATAGCAAGTACTTGGCCACCTTTAATTGCGTCTACACCAACTTCATGCTGGTACAAAGAAACAAAATTCATGGTGGAGTCAACACTAATGATCAATCCACTTCCGCCACCAGGTATGGTTGCGCTTAAACTATCACCAGTTTTGTAATTTATTCCTCTGTTATTAATCGTGACAGCACTAACCACACCACCGCTAACGGTAATAGTTGCAGTAGCCCCAGTGCCACTGCCACCAGAAAGAGATAAATATCCATAGGTGCCATTGGTATATCCACTGCCTGCCACTCCAATTTCTATTAAATTAATTCCGCCACTGGCGTTGATGTTCCAGTCAGCATTAACTGGATAGTGAAAAACTTGTGAGAAGTAACCTGCGCTTCTTTGCGATCCCATCGCAAAACCAGTATCGTACCAAGTACCTTCACGCACATTGTAGATGATGCAGTTGTTGCATTCTGTGCTTGCTCCGCTTGGGTAAAACCACCAAATTTCTCCGTATCTTGGCACTTTGGTAGCATAAACTTTTTGGCGTTGCGCGTAATTTAAATTGTCGAAAAAATAGTTTTGGTTCATTTCGTTTGGAATTTCTTTGACAACACCGTTGTACAAAAGAAAACGATCAACGCCACACCAATAAAAAATACCATCATATTCAATTACAGAACTTGACGATAAAATTGAAGACTGAGAAGTAATAATATCGTAACGCCAATAAAACGTGGCAGACGTTGTACCGACCGTGACAGTAGTTGGCGTATAAGATACGCGAATAACGCTATCAAGGCTCCAAAATAAACCAGATGGTGCATTGGTACCTCCGCGAATAGGATAGCCTTGTACGATCTTTCCTGTGGCCACATTAGTGGCATTTGCTGTTGCTGACGTCCAGTCGTTGACATTTCCAGCACCTGAATTTTGAATTAATCCATTATTTCCATAAACAAATACGTATGGAAATAATACTGTGACACCACCTGATACTGTTATGTTGTTGTCAAATGTTGCTGTAATACTTGAATTGGTTGCTGTTGCGGCAATACTCAGTGTCAAGGTTGTACCAACAATAGCGCTTACTTTTGTGTTTGCGGCAATACCAGTACCAGTAATTGTTTGGCCAGCGCCAACAATAAATTGATTGGTCAATGGCGCCACCAATGTAGCTGTTGTGGAGCCACTGGTGGTGCTGATGTTTTGAGTAAATATTCCAACTTTTGATGCTGTCGTGCCAGTGAGTGGACCATACAAAACAGGCGTGTTTATGTTGTTATCAATAGCCGCTAGGTTTTGACCTGGGTGAGCCAAAAGCACATTGTTGCCAGAACCAGATGCATCAAAAAAATTAGTGAACTGCCATAAATTATTGGCTGATGCGGTAAAGTTAGATAGCGTCCAATCGGATATGCCGCCACCTACACCATTATTGTTAACTGGTATAGTTTGCAGTCCATCGCTATAACCGTTGTAAATGTTTGTATAACCTGTTTGTGGGGCAACATACATACCCCTCGATGGTCCAGCCAATGTAGCAGTTATTTCTTGATATCCAAGTATTTTGCGTGGTCTTCCGCGTTGAAAACGAACCCATTGACCATCTCGATAAAAGATGGAATCAAAGGTTGTACCATCCCGTTTGATCCCAGGCTTGGTATCGAGTTGAAATACTTGCTTGGTCATTAGAATGTTCCACCAGACACACCGTTGCTAAACGTCCCTGTTCCTGTAACGCTGATACCATTTGTGTTTACATCAAGTATTTCAGAGCCGACTACTGTAATGCCGAAACGTCCTGCACCTGGCCTATATATACCAGTGGATGTTTCTGATGAAAAATTTAATGATGGACCTGAAACTGTACCATTTACTAAACTAATTGCTGTGGCACCAGCTTGAGTTGTGTTTGCATTGTAAAAGTTCTGTCCATCACAAAATAGCGTAGCTTGTCCGCTAGATGGAATAATTGCAGTGGCCTTTCCAGCAATACCTGTTGTTGCGGTAAATGTAAAGGCACCAGATGTTTGGTTAGAAATAACATATAGGTTGGCAACAGGAGGAAAAACAACTGTTTGATTTGATAGCAATGTGCCCGAATACTCTTGCAAAGTATTTGATGCTTGACTTGCAGTCAAAGTAGTAGTTCCGCCAGTTACAGTTAATGTTAACACCGAGTAAACATATGTTGAGCTGGTGCCATATCCAACAGTAATGTATCCAGTTCCAGTAGAAACAATGAATGCCGAGTTACCAGGCTGAAATGTTTTACTGGTTGCACCATCAATAAGATCAGGGCTTGTGGAGTTTATGGTGAGGGTTCCAGAGCCATTGTTTTTAAATAATAAAAACCATTTGGCTCCAATTGAACTCGAAAGAGGCAATGTTGCCGCGCCTGCTCCACCAGTCCAAATGTAAGCAGATGCCTGGTCACCACTCAAAAACGTATAACCATTCACTAAAGAATTAATGGTGTAGGCTTGATTTAAAGTAGTTGTGATGGCCTGTAATCCATAGCCAGCCAATGCACTTGCTGTACCAGAATATGTTCCTGCACCGAATGCCAACACGCCCCAGGTACCACCTTGAGTCAAATTGTTGGTCAAATAAATGTATTCAGCGCTACCAGCAGGTATAGTAACGATTGCCGAACCTGAGTAACCATAAACCGTAAAAGCGTTGGACCCCAGGTTGCGAATCATTGCATCTTGGCCAACTGATACCTGGGTAGCATCGGGCATATACACCTGGTTACCAGTGGTAAAGCTGATATCCATGATACGGGCCGCAGGATTGCCCGTGGTGCCGTTTATTGGCCAAAACAGTGTTAGGGCCGCTGTTTGGTTTAAATAAGCCTGGTAGCTTACGTCAGTAGGCTGGATGGTGTTTCCCGTGAACGGGGATGTGTATGTTGTCATGCGTCCGCCACTACTGCTTGACGATCACCAATACGCAACCTATCCTCTGTGGTCAGGGTTTGCATAATTAGATCGTATTGTGATTGAAATAAAGGCGTTCTATCGTCATTCTTCAAGAACGGCATGGCCTGCAAGAGCGAACCATACAAGAGCGCCTGGGGAGCGTACTGGGTAAACCAATTGGTTTGATTGTAAGTGTCCAGGGGCTGAACACGCTGGTAATACAGCGTTTCAAAAGAATAATTTTGATCTGGAGTTGGTGCAATAAACCAGTTATCATAATCATAATCAGCATAGTAAAGCGGCAACGCAGTATTAGATTGCACTGGCCAATATTCTTTTAAATACTCATACTTTCGTAGTAATATTGGATTATCGGTGTTTGTGCTGGGTATCGTGACATTCATTGATACCGTTTTATGCCAGCGAGCAGGCTTTGGGATGATGTTGTTGCCAGCAACCATGGTTGATTCCTGGACCGTCAAATTACCTAAAAATTTAATTTGCGAGGCAATTACTTGCTCCGCCAACATAATAAACAACGGAATGTTGGCAATTGTGGTGGCATCAGTACGCTCCAGGTAAACCTGAATATTGTTGACTAGAGAGTCATATGTCATTACTGATGTTGACGTGGCCATAATAAATCCCTATGCGTAAGCTCTTGTGCCCATTTTATCAATGATCAATGCCTGCCGTCTAGGCTTATCGTTTGGATTATTTGGGACAGACAGATGGGTCCACCGATCGAATTCTCTTATGCACTGGTCAAACGGCAAATCACTAGCAATAATTGCCTGGACAACCTCATTTGGCGTCATACCTGGTACACGCAGATCAGCCGCGCACCCTAGCCTATGCTGAGAAGTAGGGGCCGAACCCACTGCCTGATTTACTTGCGCTGACCTAAATGCTGAGTTAACCATAATTGGCTTGCCGCCCAATAGCTCTTTAACTTGCTCCAAAAAGATTGCAAGGCGGACAAGATTTGTTCTCTCAGTTTCGTTGGGTTCATTATCAAACTCCCGATGTTCGGTTATCGTTAATTCTTCAAGGGTAAAATTTTTAGTGAGTATAGTCATGG